GCCGCGTGGGATTACGAGGAAGCGTGGAGCCGTGGCCTCATGCCCGCGCTTCGTAAGGGCGACGCTCAGGTGGTGGTCACGACCACGCCACAGTCCAAGCCCCTCGTGCGCTCCCTCGTCAAGCGAGACGATGGCTCGGTAGTGGTGACCCGTGGCTCGACCTACGACAACCGCGACAACCTCTCGAACGCCGCTATCGAGGAACTGCGCATCCGCTACGAAGGCACCCGCCTCGGCAGACAGGAACTGCTAGGCGAACTGCTCGAAGACGTCGAGGGCGCACTCTGGGCTATCGGAGACATCGACAACCACCGCGTCTCTGACCTCCCCGAGATGACCCGCATCGTGGTGGCCGTTGACCCCGCCGTGACCGCTACCGCCGACTCTGACGAGACGGGAATAATCGTGGCGGGCAAGGGCATTGACGGACGCGCCTACGTCATCGCAGACCGCTCGTGCCGGGTATCACCGACCGAGTGGGCTCAGCGAGTGGTGAACACCTACGAGGAGTTCCACGCCAACTTAATCGTGGCCGAAAAGAACCAGGGCGGCGACCTCGTCGAGACCATCTTGCGCCAAGTCAACGCTGGCCTGCCGATTAGAACGGTGGTCGCGAAGAAGGGCAAGGCCTTACGCGCCGAACCCGTGGCCGCCCTCTACGAGCAAGGCCGAGTGAGCCACGTCGGCCCGTTCGACAAGCTCGAAGCCCAGATGACCGAGTGGGTGCCCGACACCGGCGCCTCGTCACCTGACCGAGTGGACGCCCTCGTCTACGCCATCATGGAACTAGGCATCGGCAACGGATCAACTGCCGACGCCTTCCTGCAGTCGCTCGCCCCGCTCTGCCCCACCTGTGGCTTCCCGAACGCCGTGGGAACCGACCAGTGCTCGAGCTGCAACGAGCGCCTCACCGAACAATCACGCTCCGCGGACAACTTCCTGCGGTCTAGTTACCCGAGATAGGACGACATGGCACTCTTTCGCCGCAAGGACAAGACCGCCGAGATGGCGAAGGCCATCGTCGCTGAGCTGAGCAAGGCTGGCAACGTCGGCCCCTACTCAGACATCGGTTACGCCCAGAGCGCCGCGTCCATGACCCAGAACGTCACTCCCGGCACGCAGATCCAAATCGCCGGTGAGGCTGTCGCCATGCCCCGCCCGGGTGGTGGTTTCGGTGCCATCTTGGGTCCGAGCGCACCGCTACTTCCGGCCCCGCTTGACCCTGTCCTCGACGAGTCCGGTCGCGCCGTTCCGCGCAAGTATGAATACCAGGTCGCCCAGAACCTGAACATCACCCAGACGCTGGTGCCCTACCAAATCCTCAAGGCCCTCGTCGAGCAGTGTGACATCATCCACCGTTGCGTCGAAATCCGCGTGAGCGAAATCACGAAGATGGACTGGTCGTTCACCCTCTCAAACTCCGCCATCACGGAAATCATGCAGGAGGAGAACTGCTCGCACGCAAAGGCCGCCAAGATTGGCCGCGAGAAGTATGGCGACGAAATCGCCCGCCTGACCGAGTTCTGGGAGAACCCCTACGTCGCGACCGACCGCTCGTTCGTCGAGTGGCTGACCGAGGCTCTGTGGCAGGTATTCACCTTCGACCAACTGTGCATCTACCCCCGCTACTCCATCGGGGCGAAGCTCGACGCCAAGAACGGCGACAAGGTCTTTCCCATTGGCTTCGACGTCATCGACGCGCCGACCATCAAGATTCTGCTCGACAACCGTGGCGACATCCCGCACCCGCCCCTCCCGGCGTTCCAACAAATCCTCTGGGGCTTCCCGCGTGGCGAGTTCACCGCCTCCCCCGACACCGACGCCCAGCCGTTCTACTCCGGCGCTGGCCGCAGCTCACAGTTCCTGACCGACCAGATGTATGTCTCGGTGAAGAACCGACGCACCTGGACGGTCTACGGCTACTCACCTGTCGAGCAGGCCATCCCTGCCGCGACGCTGTATCTGAACCGCCAGCGCTGGATGAACAGCGAATACCAAGAGGGCGCCTCGCCTAAGACGTGGATGAAGTCCAACTCGATGGAGTATGACCCCGTTCGCTTGGCCGCCCTCGAGCGCGTGCTGAACGACAAGCTCAGCGGATCTACTGCCGAGCGCCACCGCATCAAGTTGCTCCCGGACGGCTTCGAGCCGGTCGCCATGCCCTCGGAAGACGAGAAATACAAGCCCGAGTATGACGAGTTCATCATCAAGCGCATTGCTTCCTGCTTCGGCGTGAACGCGAACGCCCTCGGTGTCGTGCCTCGCTCGGGTCTCGGTGGTGCCGGTGAGCACAAAGGCCAGCAGGACGCCACGGACGCGGTCTCACAGCGCCCGATGGAAGCCTACGTCGTGGAGTTCATCAACGGGCTCTCACGTCGCTTCCTCGGAATGAACAAGGCCGTGACGTTCAACCTGAACGACGAGTCCAACGCGACCAACGAAGCCACGAAGGCCACCGCCTTCAAGACCTCGCTCGAGTCCGGTCAGATGACCCTGAACGACGCCCGCGGAGAACTAGGCCTGCCCCTGTATGACATGCCCGAGGCCGACGAACCGTTCGTCATGACCGCCACCGGCCCGCAGTTTCTGAAGGGCTCGCTTGACGTCGCCCAGAATGGCGAAACGATTGGAGAGAAGGATGAGCCGGTTGCACAAGGCCCACAAGGTGAAGAAAGCCAAAGCCAAGAAGGCGCACAAGGTGAAGCACCTCAAAGTGAGAGCCAAGACGCGACAAATCGTGTAAAGAGCGAGATTGTCGCTTTCTCCAAGTTCGTCAAGGCCCGTTCCAAGTCCGGCAAATGGCGAGACTTTGAGTTCGTCTATGCCAGCCCCGATGAGGCTGAGCGCCTGAATGCGGAAGGGCGCCTCAAGGTGGCCGGTGCCGACCCAAAATGGGAGCGGCTCTAGTCAAGGCTAGGGCCGAGGACTTGCCGGGATACCCTCAGCGCAAGGCCATCGAGGACAAGCACCGCAGTGCTATCCGTCGCGCCTTAGAAGCCGTCTCAGGGGTCTCTCGTGCCGTTTCGCAGGCTCACGCGCAGGGTGCTGATAGCCCTGAGCACGCGCAGGCCATTGCACAACATGCGGTGACTCAGAACATGAGCGCCGACTCTCGCCCGCTGGCTCAGGCCATCGGTAGCGCCATGCAGGACGCTGTCCAGGCGGGTGCCGACAGAGCCGCGGCTGACGGTGTGGCCATCTCGACCACCGGCTCGCGCTCGACCGGCATCTTGGGGTCAGTGGACTCCGGTGCACAGCAGATCATGCAGAACAGCATGACCCGCGCAGCTGCAAAGATTGCCGAGGGCTTGCTCATCGGTAAGGCTGTCGAGGACATCACCTCTGACGTCATGGACGCCATCGCTTCGGACTCCCGCGCCGACATGATTGCCGTGACGCAGGTGAACATTGCCGAGAACCTGTCGTATCTCGACCAAATCGGCATGGCGGGCTACCCCCAGTGGGAGTGGCTGGCCTACGAAGGCGCGTGTGATTACTGCGAGGAAGCCTCGGGTCTGCACGCGCTCGATGACCTCTCAGCCTGGAACGACCGTCACCCGAACTGCCGGTGCGCCATCGTCCTACCTGAAAACGCAAACGACACAATCCCTACGGAGGAATAGTGACCGAACAAATCAAGAACATCTACCTCGGAGGGCTCACCGCCAAGCGCGGCCCCGACGGCTACATGTATGTCAAGGGTCTCGCGACCGATGACACGCTCGACCTCGACCAGCAAATCTGCGACCCCGAGTGGCTGTCGAAGGCTATGCCGAAGTGGATGGAAATCGGCAACATCCGCGAGATGCACGCCTCGAAGGCTGTCGGCAAGGCAACCGAGATGGAGCAGACCGGCACCGGCTTCGTGGTGCAGGCGAAGGTCGTGGACGAGCAGGCCGCCAAGATGGTCGAAGAGGGCGTCTACACGGGCTTCTCTGTCGGCATCAAGGGCGCTCGCGTCGTGAAGGATGCTTCCGCCCCCGGTGGCCGCATCGTGGATGGACAAATCGTCGAGGTCAGCCTCGTAGACCGCCCGGCAAACCCGTCGTGCGTTATTGAGATCGCTAAGTCAGTCGACGGCGAACTAGTGAAGGGAGTGGCCGTGGACGAGAAGTTCGCATCAGGCACCGACATCAACACCGAAATGATTAGCAGCGAAGTGCCGGTCACTGGCGAGCGTGCTCCCCTGGAGCCCCGTTCCGCTGCGTTCCAGCCCTGCTCAGTCTGTGGCGGCTCAGGCCACAAGGCCAACGTCGACGCCAACGCCCTGACGGAAATCCGCTGTGAGCGCTGTGGCGGTTCGGGCGAAGAGCCCATTGGCGAGCACGAGCAAATCCTTCAGGACAGCCCGAGCAACCCCTCGCTGGCCGACGACATCAACCACGAAATCAAGTCTGCGGTGGCTGAGGCTGTCGCTGAGGCCATGAAGTCGCTGACCGTGAAGTCTGCCCCCACCGTGGGCGAACTGCGCTCCGCTATCGAGGCTGGCTCTTCGAAGGTGACCGACATCACGAAGGCCGATGACAAGATGCACGACCCCGCGCAGTTGTCTGCCGTTCGTGCCGGACTCATCGCCCTCATCAAGGCCGAGCTCGACGAGATGCTCGCGGGCACCGAAAACGAGATCGCTGACGTGAGTCAGTTGGTCGTGACCCTCTCGATGTTCC